AAAGTAACTAAAGAGTTTTTCTTAGATTTATGGAAAAGAATTGAACTAAGTGGTGCAGGTGAACCAGGAATTTATTTCTCTAATGATAAAGATTGGGGTATTAATCCATGTTGTGAGATAGGTTTACGACCTTATCAGTTCTGTAATCTATGTGAGGTAAATGCTTCAGATATAGAGTCACAAGAAGACTTTGAAAAAAGAGTTAAAGGTGCGGCGTTTATAGGTACATTACAAGCGGGTTACACAGACTTCCATTATCTTAGAGATGTATGGAAAAGAACTACACAAAAAGACGCATTAATCGGTGTAGGGATGACAGGTATCGGATCAGGTGTAGTATTAGGTTATGATATGAAATCTGCGGCGAAGGCGGTTAAAGAAGAAAATGAAAGGGTTGCAAATTTAATTGGGATTAATAAGGCTGCTAGAACAACTACAGTTAAACCATCAGGTACGTCATCATTAGTTTTAGGAACATCTTCAGGAATTCATGCGTGGCATAATGATTATTATATTAGAAGAATTAGAGTAGGTAAGAATGAAGCAATTTATACTTATTTATCTATTAATCATCCAGAGTTGGTTGAGGATGAAATTTTCCGTCCACATGACATTGCGGTTTTATCTATCCCACAGAAGTCTCCAGAAGGTTCTATTTTAAGATATGAATCCCCATTTGAATTATTAGATAGGGTTAAAAAAGTATCGCAAGAATGGATTAAATATGGGCATAGAGGTGGGCAAAATACACATAATGTATCTGCAACAATTTCTTTGAAAGAAGAAGATTGGGAACTTGCGGGAGAATGGATGTGGGAAAATAGAAAACATTATAATGGTTTATCAGTTTTACCTTATAATGGCGGAACATACCAACAGGCACCATTTGAAGATTGTGATGAACAAACCTATAATACTATGATGAATTCACTAACTAGCGTTGATTTAACTAAGGTTATTGAGTTACAAGATAATACTAATCTATCTGGTGAAGTTGCTTGTGCAGGTGGGGCTTGCGAAATTGTATAAGTTATGACAGTAAATGCAAGTAACGATTGGGTACAACAATTATATGTGAGGGAGTTTGGAAACAAACTCCTTCCTTCTGATTATTACTACGACAAAGATGGTAGAATGGTTATGACTGAATCATATCACTTAAGAAGAGGTAGATGTTGTGGTAACGGATGTTTACATTGTCCGTTTGAACCAAAATATGAAAAAGGTAATACAAAAATAAGAAAATCACTACAATCGTAGTGATTTTTTTTATATCTTAAATTTTTCAGAATAAAGATATTTTATCATCTGAATATCTTTTTCAGTTAAATAATGATCATGATCTAATATAGAATTATTTTCCTTATCGTAATGAGAAAAACCTAACATATGAAACATTTCATGTCTAATTGTATTAGAAAAAGATTTAAATTGTTTATTTTCGTCCATATCGATATGAATTGAAATTTCGTCTATTTTATGATTAATTGAAGCTACAAATGTGATACCTATATTAAGTTTAATTTGATCTTTTCTCCATTTAAATTTATTACCAAACTCTGTATCTGTTAAGAAATAAATAACTACGTTAGAAGAATCAATATTTTTAACCATACTAATATTGATAGGTTTTATTAATGGTTTGAAAATTTTAATGTTTTCAACTACATCTAATGAATCTTGTTTACTGTAGTTACCATATAAATATATCTTAATATCCTTATACCATCTATCTCCACCTTCTGTAACAAGTGAAATTTCTTCTTTAGTAAAAAGATTTTGAGAAAAATCCACAAAAGGATTTAAAAATAATAGGATGATAATTAAATTTTTCATAGTTGTTTTATATTTATATAAGTACAAATATAATAGTTTTTTTTTTAATAAACAAAAATTTTTAAAAGAATATGAAGAATCTTTTTGAAGAGTTACAAAGAATTAAGTCTTTAATGGTATATGATAGCACCCCAAATATTAATGAAGTGAGTACTTCCTCAGTTCAAGGGGATTCATCTAAACCTGCGGAAACTAAAACAAATGATAGTAATAAATCTACAGAAACTAAACCAGAACCTACTAGTGATTTAAAAAAAACAGATAAAAAAGATTGTGTTTATATTACAAACACTGAAAGATATAACACTGAAAGTGATGTAAATACCGAAGTACCTGAAAAATTCTTTCAAAGATTTAAACAAAAAGTAGAAGAACAATTTGGTTTATTTGAAGATGGACAGTTCACTGTTGAGGACATTAATGTATTTGGTGGTGCTAGTAACTACTGGAAAGGTAGTAATAGTAATAAATTTCCTGTGGTAGAACCTAAATATTGTAACGAATATGATGTTAATGTTGGTATAAAATCATTAAAACCTTGGGGTTCAGGTTGTAAGGGTTTTGATAAAACTCCGAAAGCTACATATGATAAAAATGTTACGGGTAAAAAGAAGAATGAAGATTTAGCAAAAAGAAGGGCGCAAAAAGTTTTAGTTGAACTTACAAATAAAATTGTTGCATACGCTCAACAAAATAATATTAAAGTTACAGATAATTTTAAACAAGAAGTGAAATCAGTTGAGTCAGGATCAATATATAGTACCGATAAAACTGACACACATTCCAGTGTAATGGCAGCCATTAAAAGTGGTGAATTAAATGCGGGACAATTTGTAATGATTGACGCAATTTTATGTTTTACACCTAATGAACAGTGTCCCAAATGTATGAATAGGGATCCACAAACAAAAAAATGTAAATGTAAAGAAGGGTTAACAGAAAAAGATGGTAAATGTTATTGTCCTAATGGTAAAGAAGCAGATGAAAATTGTGAGTGTAATTCATGTCCAGATCCTTGTATGACATTTAATAAAGAAACGAAAAAATGTGATTGTCCAGAAGGTATGACATTTAATGAATCTACAAAACAATGTGAATGCCCTAAAGGTTTTAATAAAACAGAAAATTGTAAATGTGAAAAAGGTAAAGAAGAACCTTGTCCTGATAAATGTATGAAACGAGACGAGGACGGTAAATGTAAATGTCCTGATGGAATGAAATACAATGAGGAGACAAAAGTATGTGATTGTAAGGATGAAAATAAAGTAAAAGTACCTGGTGGTTGTAAATGTGAAAATAAAAAACCATCATTAAAATGTGACTATAATATAGAAAAGAAAGGTGTTAGGGGTACTAAAGAAAATAATTACGTTGGTGCTTCATTACAAACATCTTTTCCAGTGGGCGCAAACGATTCAATTATAATAGAATTTGATTCTGTTGTGGTACCAGATGCATTTTATGTTAAATATGGTGATCAAGAATATTGGAGTGGTTTTATGGGTTCTGTATATGATATGAAATATAGACAAGTTGCGTTATCGATTGAAGATAGAAAACTTATGTTACCTATACAAAGTAAAGGGTTAAAAGACTATATTAAAGACTCCTTATCTAAAGGAGATAATGATTATAGTGAAATGGTTAATGGTATTAGAAATTTTGTGGGGGAGTTAGTTATGTACAAAAGAAATAGAGATTTAATTGGTGGTATTAATAGTGCGATTAGTGGTGTTGATGGTAAACTTAAAGTGGATTCTCTATTTAAAAATGGAGATGGTAATGCAGAATCTATTACGGATAATATAATAAAAGGTGGTTCATTAAGAGATAACATTAAAAAATACGAAGGTATTATGAAAAGTAATGTTACTTTTACAATAGATAAACAAGAAGAAGATTATCCATTAACTGTTTTAGTGTTTTCACCTTTAGACAGAACAATTTTTACTATGAAAGTTAAATGTCAATAAATTTTCTTTATTTTTATTATTCCTTTTAAAAAAATCTATACTATAATATTTATATATAAATGGCAAAGACTAGATATATAAATATTGATTTCCCTTTTAAAGATAGTAGAAAAGGATTTTACTTAGAGTTAAATCAAACAGATAAAGATGCCATAAGGGCGGACTTATTACATTTATTATTAACAAATAAAGGAGAAAGATTATATTTACCCGATTTCGGTAGTGATTTGAAAAAATATATTTTCGAACCAAACGATAATATAACACATGAAGATATTCGTAATAACTTAAATCAAACTATTTCTAAATATATACCTAATTTAATTATTAATAGTATAAATTTTAGAAATGACGAAATTGAAGAATTAATAATTGTTGAATTAACCTATACAGTTACTGAAGGGACATTCACTAGTACAGATACAGTAACATTAACATTTTAAGATATGGTAAAAAAGATTGATTATAATGCTAGAAATTTCTCAGATGTCCGAGCACAACTAATTGAGTTTATACAAAAATATTATCCTGAAACATTTTCAGATTTTAATGATGCTTCAGTTGGTATGATGTTATTAGAATTAAACGCTGCGGTTGGTGATATGTTATCTTTTCATACTGACAGAATGTTTAATGAGACACAAATTAATTATGCACAAGAGAGATCTTCTATATTAGAATTGGCAAGAACTTTTGGTTTAAATATTCCGGGTAAAAGACCTAGTATTACAATAGTAGACTGGACAGTTACAAACATACCCGTAAATGGTGATACTTTTGATATTAGTTACGCACCTAAAATTTTAAAGGGTTCTCAAGCCACAGGTGCAGGTAAAGTTTTTGAATTGTTGGAAGATTGTGATTTTGCCTCACCTTTTACTACAGGTGGGATACCCAATAGACTCATAATCCCAAACATAGATGGTAATGGTATTATACAAAACTATTCTCTTACTAAAAGAGAAATAATGTTGAATGGTATAACTAAAACCTATAAAAAAGTTTTAAATAGAGGTGATTACAGACCTTTTTTAGAAGTTATTTTACCAGAGGATAATGTTTTATCTATAGAAAATATTATCACAAAAGAAGGTACTAACTTTATTAATCAACCAACAGAGGAAGAATTTAATGATTTTGATTTAAGTTGGTACGAAGTACCCGCATTGGCTCAAAACCAAATTTATATTGAGGATGATAATGCAGTTTCTGATCGTGAAGGTGTGGTAGTTGGTAAATGGAAAAATTCACCACAAAGATTTATAAAAGAATATACAGACAATGGTTTCAGTAAAATAACATTTGGTGCTGGTGATGCAGACACTTCAGAATTAAATGAATTTATTGGGTGTAAAGGACAGGTTAATAGAATTGGTAATTTTATAAATAACTTATCATTAGGTGAAATACCACAACCGAATAACACTTTATTTATTAGATATAGAATTGGTGGTGGTGAAGATACTAATGTTGGACCAAACACAATTAATAGTTTAGGTATTATTAATACTGTAATCAATGGAGATTCTTCAGATATTAACAGAATTATTAGAGGTAGTATTAGTGTAAATAACCCAATTCCAGCATTAGGGGGTAAAGAACAACCGTCAGTAGATGAAATTCGTAATTTAGTTAAGTATAATTTTTCTGCACAAGATAGGTGTGTAACAATTAAAGATTACCAAAGTAGAATACCATTAATGCCTGGTAAATTTGGGGTACCATTCAGAACAGGCGTTTGGGAAGAAAGAAACAAAATAAATGTTTCGATATTAGCATTAGATGAGAACAGTAAACTTACAACACAAGCGACATCCGCCTTGAAACAGAATATTGCAGAATATTTGGCAGATTTTAGGATGATTAATGACTATGTAACTATTAAAAATGGTAAAGTATTTAATTTAGGATTTGAAATTGATGTTTTTGCGGATAAGGCGGTACCTAAAGGTGATGTCATTAGTGGTGTAATTAATAGTGTTAAAAATTATTTCGATATCAACAGGTGGGATATGGGGGACAATATCTATATTTCTCAGTTAGTTGAAAACATTAATAATGTTGGTGGTGTATTAAATGTTACAGATTTACGAGTATTTAACAAAGTTAATGAAAATGGTAAATATTCTTTAAATGAAGTTGCACAACCATACATTGATGAGGAAACAAGACAAATTGATCTTTTAGGTAGATATACATTATTTGGGGAACCTAATGGTATGTTTGAAATAAAATACCCTAATAAAGATATTAAAGTGACAATTTCTACTTCATAATAATTACTTTTTTAAAAAATGAGTTAGTTTTATAATAAAAATTAAAGTTATGGGATGTAGTACATGTAAACAAAAGAAAGAAAAACAAAAAGTAAATGATGATGAAACGTTAGAGATAAACTTTGTACCTAAAAGTATTCAAGAAAATGGGTTAGAAAATGGTAGTTTTGCGTTTAAATTAATTGCGTTTTTAGTTATAATTATAGCATTACCTTTAGTACTATCTGTTTTAATAGTGCAAATGTTTTTACATTTTTTCTTACCTAAATCACTTCCTAACGTTTCTAAAGGTTTTAAAAACTTTTTTGTTGGTTTATTAAATAGATATGGTAAATATAGACATAATAAAGAAGTAAGAAAAAGAAAACGACAATTTGAAAAGAATTTGGGTTATGAGGGAGACAGTGAATTAGTCAATGATACTGATTATGAAGGAGATTCAGAACTTAATGATATTGAGGTACACGAAAATAATAATGATGTAAAAAAGTAATTTTTAAATGTCTAAATCATATAGAATTAGGTCAACTCCAGGTGAAGGTAATGGGTATTTAAAGGTTAATCTTGATCTTAATCAGAACTATGATTTTTTAGAAATTCTAAGTTTAAAGATTTCACAAAAAGACGAATACCAAAACTTCTGTGCGGATTATGGTGTCGTAGCAGGTAGGGTAATTATCAATGGAGGTTTCGGTGTTCCTAATGTAAAGGTATCTATATTTGTACCTGTAGAAGATAGAGATTTAGATGATCCTGTTAAATCTGCGATTTATAATTATACAGAACCATTTCCTGACCAAAAAAATCAAAATGGTATTAGATATAATTTATTACCTAAAAATCAACAAAGTTTAGATCATACACCTGTAGGTACTTTTCCTAAAAAAAGAGAGATTTTAGATGATAAAACTACTTTAGAAATATATGAAAAGTATTATAAGTATACAACAACAACAAATGAGGCGGGTGACTACATTTTATTTGGTATACCTGTAGGTCAACATTACTTACATTATGATATGGATGTAAGTGATATTGGATTTATATCTTCCAGACCTTTTGAATTAATTAATAAGGGTTATAGTGACGATTTATTTGCAAATAGATTTAAATTTAACTCTTCTAATAACTTAGATAGTTTACCGCAAATTTTTTCAGAAAACATTGGTGTGACAGTTGAACCCTATTGGTGTGATAGTTTAAGTGTTGGTAGTGCATTAGGTATTAATAGGGTAGATATTGAACCTAATGTTGAGATAATACCTACATCAGTTTTTATGGGTAGTATATTTTCAGATGATGAAAAAGACTCCTTAAATAAAAATTGTAAACCATCTAGAGAGATGGGTAAAATGAATGAAGTCATAACAGGTGCGGGTAAAATAGAGGCGTTAAGAAGGACAGTTAGTGGTTCCATAGAAAAATTTAATTTTAAAGAAGATAGTATAGATGAAAACGGTAACTGGTCAGTATTAGTTCCGATGAATCTTAGAAAAGTTGTTACGGATGAATTTGGTAACTTTGTACCATCACCTGATGGAATTAAAGGTGTTGCAACAGAAGCGGACTTTAGGTTTAGGATATCTATGGATGCAACTTCTAACGATAAAAGACTTAGACAACGGGCGAAATTTTTAGTACCGAATACAAATAATAATTTTGTATTTGATGAATTTTCACCAAAAGATTTAGTGAATACAACATTATTCAATAAAAATGAACAGTTATCCACAATAACAACTGGTACCGATTATGAAAATGATTTAAGAAATCAATATAACTATTTAGAAGAATTTTATACTTTTAGGTGGAAGAAAGTTTATACGGTTAAACAATATATTGGTAGGATGCAAAAATCTTTTACCGATGAGGCGAGAGGTTTTATTGGTATTAAAGATATAATAAACGCAGAAGGAGTTAATAAATATCCTACCAATAGATTTGACACCAATATTAATCCATTATACACAATAATATGTTTTTTACTTACTTTATTTGGGAATATTGTTGGATTTTTAAATGGTATTATTAACGTTATTAATGGTTTAATTACACAAATATGTCAAGTCAAATTACCTTTAGGGTTAAAAATTCGTTTAGTTTATTGTTTTAGACTTGTCGGAATTACAATATGTAATGCATCTTATAGAACTGACTATTGTCTTGATAGTAATGGTGACCCTAGATCGGGTTGCTCAAACAATTGTAACCAATGTAGATGTGCCGATCAAAACGAAATTAATGAAGGAATTACACAGAGAACTGATTGTGGTAGTGGAGATAAAGAGGCGGTCTTTAATTTACAAATACAACTAAAATGGGGATGTCTATTTGGTAGGTTATTCTGTAAAAAATGTAGATCTTCTTGTCCTGAAGGTGATGTACATAGTTGTTGTCCTATTAAAGATAACGGAGAAGGAGACGACCCAAATGAGGGTGTTTGCAATAATGAATCTTTAAGTTATGCATACGGATGTGCGTGTAAAAATGAAAGAATTAATAATGGTGTCCTTGATGGTGTCCCAGATGACCCATCTTGTTGTTCTGATTGTTGTGTTAAGATACCACTGATA